GCGTTTACAAAATGGCACGCTTTACGTTGGAACAGATAACGGAATAAGCGAACACAAAAACTATACAGACAATGGAAGCACCTACCGATTTAAATACTTTAGTCCGAGCTTGACGTTTGGCGATGCTTCTCGAATGAAGATCGTTAAAAAACTAAAGCCAACATTAGTGGGCGCAGATCAAGCGACAATCTTTTTGAAGTGGGGATATGACTTTTCATCGGATTACACAACGGTGGAATACACAACGTCTTCTCCAGAAGTTTCTTTTTATGGTGTATCTGAGTTTGGTATAGGAAAGTTTACGGCGGGTGTTGCGGCAAACCAAAAGGTTGTCAATGCAACAGGCAATGGAACTACGGTAGTAGTGGGATTGGAAGCAGACATCAATGGATCTGCTCTTTCATTACAAGAAATTAATGTATTGGCTTTGATCGGAAAGCTACTCTAGCTAGGAGAACACAATGGTCGCACCACTTGTTCAAACCGGACAAAATAACGACCCAGGCATATTTGATGGGTTTACTGAATTTTTTAGAGATGTTGGCAGTAGTCTTGGCACCCTTGGTACCGCGATAAAACCTGCCTTGCCTGCAATAGCAGGATCTCTATTAAGCAAAGAGGCTTATGATCGCTTAAGCGATATTGGAACTCAGTCTATTTTGGGTACTACGGTTGGCGGTCAGCGTATTCCAGGTGCTTTAGAGTTAGCTGAGCGAGCGCAAGCAGAGTCTAGGTTCCAGCCGTTTACAGTTACTACGCCAACAGGCGCTATGTTTACTGCAAGGGCAGGTCAGCCTGGGTCTATGTTACCTCCAGTAACAACAAGCCCTTCGGCTCCTCCATCTATGGGCTTACCTCCCGGAATGAATGTACCCGGTGGCACTCCTGGCTTTGACTTTACTAGAGGTCAGATGCCTCTTATGTATGAAGATGGAGGCCCAACACGAAGTCAACTAAATGCCCTCAAAAAAATGGCAGGTCAAGACGCAGTTATTGGCGGGACTCCCGGCTTTGATTTTGGCGATCAAGCGATGGGTATTGTGGCGGGCGGCCTTGATCCAACTGCACCACCACCTGCTGGGTTAGAAGAGGCTATAAGAAGATCACAAGAGCAGTCTGACAATATGATGCCTGCCACCCCTGCTGGGTCAGGTGTAAACGTTAGCATGGATCTTTCTCCTCGAGAGCAGGAGCTTTCTCGCGGATTGTTTGGTGGAGCAGGCGATTTCTTTAGCAGAGCCTTAACACCAACAGAACAGCGTGAAGCGCAGATATTTGAGCGCATGAGGGCTGTACAGCGCCCTGAGGAAGAGCGTCAGCGCCTTGCTCTAGAAGAAAGGTTGGCGGCCCAAGGTCGTCTAGGAACGTCTTCAGCGGCTTATGGTGGTGGCACGCCAGAGCTTTTGGCCATGTCTAGAGCGCAAGAGGAAGCGCGCAATACAGCCATGCTTAACGCCATGCAACAGGCGCAAGTAGAGCAGGCGCAACAAGCATCACTAGGCGGACAGTTATTAGGTGCCTCTTACTTGCCACAGGCCGAAATGGTTTCTGCATTGACGCCCGCATTGCGGCAACAAGAGCTTGCTCAAGCGGCACAACAATTTGGCACAGGGCTATTTGGAGAAACTGCAATGTCTGGTCTGGAGGCTCGATTGCTTGCTGAGCAGGCTCGTGCAAATCTATTGGGCGGCATTGGATCAAGCATATTGCAAGGTCAATTTACGCCGCAATATGATAGTTCCGGTAACGTGTTGTTTGAAGGTTTAGATCTTGGAGATATTGCTGGCAACATTGGGTCGGGACTTACTGGTTTATTCAACAGCATATTCCGCAGATAATTTAATTGGAGATTAGCAATGGCTAAGTTTTCTCAGCAGTTTTTACGAAGTCTTACTCAACCTACTCAGTTTGAGGAGGGGTTGTTTAGTGCCGCTCAAAGCATTGGCATGAGGCCGGGAGTTAAGGCATTAAGACAAGCGCAAGAAGATAAAAAAAGAAAAGATGAAGATCTTGCTCGCGAACAAAGAGAGTTTTTAGCGGGCGCTGTTACTTCGGGTTTTTCTGGAGGTGTCACTCCTGAGTCCTTTAAAACATTGCTGGAAGGTTCGCCAGATTTAAAAATAAGTCCTTTAGAGGTTGCTCGGGCGGTGTCGCTCGGCTCTGAAATGGCACCCAAAAAAGTAACAAGGCTAGAATTTTTTAGACAAAATCCAGCAGATTTAGCCAATCTTTATAAAAACTTTACATCCGAATCAATAAATAGCTTTATCGATGAGACAGGCCCGCTTCAGCCGATACCCGAAAAAGAGGATGCGAAAAAACTTTCTGCCCATGGCCAAAGGCTAATCGATCAGGGAATGACTGAGGGTTCGCCTGAATTTAAAAAAGCAATGAAAGATTACAACGAATCTCTTGTGAGCGGCAAAGCAAAAGGAATGGCTTACAAAGGCCCGCTTGAGCAAACTCAATTTTTAACAGAAGAATTCCGAAAGCACCCTTTTTATCAATCAATCGTTGATCAGCTATCCAAAGTAAATCTAGCAAACAGCCTTGTTGCTGGAGTTAATGCGGGGAACTCTGAACAAATTAGATTGATGGAAAGGACAATATCAGAGCTTCATAACTCGGATAGCCGAGCCGCCTCTGAAATTGACAGGCTACTTCAGGGTAGAGGTATAAAAACAGACTTTGCTAACTGGGTTTCAACTGCCGTATCAGGTGATGTTACTCAAGAAACAAAAGATGCTTTACAAGAAATATTGAGAACTTCAAAGGTTAGGATTAAAGCTATGCAGTCTGCCGCCGTTCAATCAATATCAGATTCTTATTCAGACTATGTTGAGGAAAATGTGGCAAAAACTTGGGTAGAAAAAAACAAAGACGCTCAAATTTTAGAGGCTTTGACTAGCAATGAAGTTATAAGCATCTATCTCAAATGAGTAAAGCCATCCACAAGGATTTAAGCAATGTCAACTAACAAACAGTACACTTATGAAGAAGCAATAACAGCAATGACAAATGCTCATAATGCTAGGGACTTTGATAGCGCAAAAAAAATAGCAAACTACATTAAGCAAAATAACCTTCAGCCTGCCAAGGAGCCTTCCGATATCGTAAAGGTAGACGGGGCAGAAAAAGAATCTTCTAGTTATTCGATTGATAAGATTAAATCCGGTGCGGCTGATTTTGTTTTTTCTGTTTTATCTGAAAATGATCAAGTTTTGAGTTTGGCACTAGGCTTAGACGATAAAGACTATTTTAGAGAAGACGGAACATACGACAGAGAAAGGTATGAAAGAGACAAGCAAGCCGCCATTCAGAATGCTAAAGAAGAGTTTTTTGGGTATGACGGAATTAAGCCAGCATCAGAGGTCGAAAGGTATCTTGGAACAGCTTTAGAGTCGGTTGTTGCTGAGGGGCCCTTGGCCTTTGTTGGAGGTAAAGGTCTTTTTGGTGCCGCATCAGAGCTTCTGCATTCTTATGCCGCTTCTTTGCTGGGGCAGTTTGGCGCAGAAACTGGCGCAATGACAGCGCGAGCTTTGGGCGGAGGAGAGACTGCTCAAACATTGGCCGCAGGGCTTGGTGGCCTTGCTGGATCAACAGCAACAATTCCAGGCAGATCTGCGCTAGGCGCTGGTGTGGAGGTCGTTTCCAAGGCTGTTTCTGAAAGAAAGAAAATAAATCAAAGTATAGACTCTGCAACAGATTATGTTGCGGGCTCAGAGGTAAAGCAGTTAATAGATAAGGCAACTCAGATTCAGCCGGGCATAGATGATGTACTAAAAGCAACCGTAGAACTTCAAGACGAAATTCCTGGGTTAGTGGTTCCTCCCGTTGCGGCATTAGCTGAGAATCCTATTTATAGAAAAAACACAGAATACCTTCTAAGAACAAATCCTGAATTTTACGCTTTAGCTAAAAAGTCTCTTTTGGATGCAAAAACCGCAATTGACGCAAGAAAAGAGGCTCTTTTTGGTCAATCTGGCCCGGCCGCGGATGCTCAACTAAGGGCAAGGCTTCCAGATAATTTTGAAAAAGACATTAGGTCAGCAAAAAAACGAATTAACGCTATTGATGATGAAATATCCAAAGTCACTCAATCTATACGGCTGTCTCCTAATTATCGTGACGTAGGAGAAAGGGCTAAATTTTTGATGACAGCTAAAGAGGCAAGCATAAAGAAGAAGCTTAGCCCAAAATACAAGAAGCTTTTTTCAGATGCTGAAAGTGCAGGTATTCAATTTCCTGCAAGATCTGTAGGTGCAGTACATCAGATGTACAAATCACTACGATCTGAAGATGTGTTTGCCTCTTTTCCGTCTTTAACGGCTAAGTTAAATAGCCTTTGGTCTCCAAAAGAAGTAGAAGCAAGCCCAATTATTATTCCTGGAGTGCCTCAACAAAAAAGCAGAATGGAATATCAAAATGTTCCTTTGTCAGAAATGGATTCATTAAAAAGAGCGCTAAACAAGGCCCTTAGATCCACTAAAGATGAAAATACAAAAAGGATACTTACCAACCTAAAAAAGAGTCTTGATGGTGAAATAGCAAAGATGCCTGATGAGTTCTCTCAGGGGTACAAGGATTTAGATCTTCAGTTTTATAGGGAGCTTGGCATACCTAAAAGCAAAGCTGAGATATCACAGTTAGATTCTGCAAGGTTTTTAAGTTCTGCTGGAAAATATCTTTCTAAGCCAGAGCAAGCATCGGAGTTTCTTGCATTTGTAGGGGATGCCGGAATTCCTGTAGTAAGAGATGCCATATTTATGAACATGCAGGGCGGTGGACTGGTTGGGGGCGGCGTCTTTACCGATGGACTTGTTGACCCAAAGAAGCTTTCTTCATATATAAACCAAAACATGCCTTTGATTAATTCTGTTCCAGGCTTGCGTAAT